TGCTTTGGTGCAAATTGTAAATTCCATATCATTCCATCCACTCAACTATAATTAAACTTTTGGTTTGTCTTATACGAGTATAGCCAGTCTGGTTTATGTGGTGCATGTAGCTACGGTTAGGTGCTGACCCTATGCGCTCGCCTATGTCAGACATGTAATTGCTTAAGTCGTGGTATGCAATAGGGTTGAATGGGGTTGTCATGAACTTAATTGGTTTCATGGTTTAGGCTCCGCAAGCAGCTCCTCAAGTTCTGCCATTGCATTTTCTTGAGATTCCAATGTCCTTGCATCCAGTAATCGTCTAGCGCTAAGTTCAAGCTCTACAATACGCTTAATGTCTGCTAGTGAGCGATGGCCTTCTGTTGTTGTTTCATTATTGACGTATGTTAAATAACCATAACCATCTGATTCATGATCTTCACGTACATACTCGTTGCAGTAACAGTTACCGCCAAGTACATGAGTTGCACCTTTTGCTTTTTCTGCATTAGCTAAAATATATTTGTTATTCATTGTTTTATACCTACCTTATAATTGCTTGAATTACTTCTTCACTAAATGGGATTTCGTACCCCTCTTCTTGCATAGCTCTTATCATATTTAGCCACACTTGTTTTTCATGTCCGAACTCTTTTCGGTAATTACCTGGCTTCTCAGTGCGATTTGATTTGTGAGAGCCACCCGATTCGTGAAGCTTCGCCGGTATTGCCATTATTGCAAACTCTCCAACACGTTGAGATATGCCGTTAATCTTGCGCTTTGCCTTACCGCCGATTATATGGTCTATTTGAAACGCTGCATTACTTGCAACCTCTGGGTATTTGATTTTAAGCCAGTTTGTTGTCGCACCAAAATCAACGACTACATCAAGCCAGTCTTTTTCTGCTTTTGTTTTAACGTGACCTTTGCTTATCATGATTGACCATCCGCTTTTTGCTTTTCTTTGAAGAATTCAGAATCTCTTGGTATTAAAAACTTAATGCCCTTATCAACCATCCATTGCTCATGCTTTAGACAAGCCATAAACCGCTGCCCTTTATCTGCCACGTTATCGCCAGACTTAGCCCATGATAGCCGTTCGCCATCTTTATTGTTGCCAAGATGTACCGAGGTAAATAGCTCGTGAGCGTCTTTCTCGTTAAAAGGCCGCTTACCGTACCAATCTCCGTTTGCCTTGGTCATAAGAGGCATAATAGAGCCATTAGCAGCCATAAAATTAGCAGTTGATGTCATCCATGACCGCCACAATCTAGACATCCCCCACTTGCCTATGCTGCCGTCAAATTCTTCAATGGTAACTAATGCAGGTTTGTTGCTAGAATTTAAAGCGTCTATAATAATTGACCATAGACGTTTACCGTCTTCGGTGCTGGTGGCTCTGTTGATTAGGGTGGTTTGCTTATCCATTGCTACACCTTAGACGCAATTATTGCTAGGCATATGGCAATATTCGGCTTCTTTACTCTAACAACTCCAAACTCAGGATCTCTAACTTTTGCACAAAACATGCCTTTATCTTCATTTTGCCAAAAAGACACATTATATTTAATCATCAACCTAAAACACAAGGCATCGTCTGTTAGTGGGTTGTAACGTATTAATCCTGCATGATTTTCCGAATCGGCAAATACACATTCTGAAAAACCAAACACGTCCATTTTTACAATAAATTCTAACCCCTCAATTTCTGCAAGGCGTTTACATATTTCTAAATCAGTTAGTTTGTTCATTACTCACCCCTTGCGATAAATGCGCTTGTGTCCACGTCGTAAAACTCAGCCATTTTAGCTATATGCTTTGGGTTGTTATCCTTTAGCATTTTACCTAGCCAAGGCTGTGTAAACTTTAAATATTCAGCTAACTGAACCTGTGTTGTTCCATTCATTGCGTTTGATACTTTTACTGACTTCAATATATTCATTGTGTTTCTCGTTTAGTTGATTAAACCCATACTAATACTTGTGGATGTAAAAAGCAATAGTTGATTAAATACGCTTGCACTCACTAAAAGTTAGGTGTATTGTTGTTGCTCAATTAATCGGGAGATAAATAAGATGAGTGAAATTAAAACAGTAACGCATGCAGGTAAGGTTTATCAGATTGGTAAAAGGTATGTTTTTACAGACAGCCTTCCATTGGGAGATGATTTTTCAGTTTCTAGATTAGACTTTATTTATGCCCCAAATTCAGACCCTGGTTATGTTTTTGATTCCGAGGGCCTTCCTTATCAATACGCTTTTTCATTAAGTGAAGTTGATCTTGATTCTGGCACAATAATAACACCAGCACTCGAGCTTGTTAATGGTAATGCTTATATGTTTGATTATGGATGCATAGCAAATAGGGTTGGCGTTTACCATAAGGAGGCTGATAGATTTTATTTTGCAATGGCGCATATAGCAGCTTCAGCCTGCACAGATATCCGCTTAATGACAGTAGGGAGTGAATAAGATGAGTATTGAAAGAGATTATTACGCAGAAATCAGAGAGATAGTTGAAGATTGGCTTGATGAATCTAAAATAGGGAAGTCATATGTAATGATGCAGCTTGAAACAATGCTTGATGATATTGAGGAAGAATTATGAGCAAAGAGCAAATAATTGAGCAGATGGAAATCTGGATTAGGCAGGGAAGATTATCATTTGATGATTTAAAAACCTTAGCGCAACAGGCGTATGCAAAAGAGGCGGCTGACGATGAATAAGAGTGAATCAATCAAAGAGTTGGCCACGGCATTAAACAAAGCTCAGGCTGAAATGTCGGGCGCTAAAAAGAAAGAAACAAATCCATTCTTTAAGAAGAAATATGCAGACATGAACTCGGTGGTTGATGCTGTTAGAGGGCCTTTTTTTGACAATGGGCTTAGCTACTCACAGTTTCCATTGTTTGAAAGTGGTTGTGTTGGTGTCGAGACTATATTAATGCACGAGTCGGGCGAATGGATATCTAGCGTGTTAATGTTGCCAATGGTCAAACAAGACCCTCAAGCGGCTGGTAGCGCCATTACTTATGCAAGACGATACAGCTTGCAATCCATTGCTGGTATACCTTCAGAAGATGATGACGGAAACCAAGCAACCAAGCCAGCAAAGAAGTCTAGCATTGACATAGTTGCAGTAGCGGGGGAGTGTGGCTGGACTTTGCAACAAGTTTGCGAATCGTTCACGCCTACCCTAGCATCAATCAAAGACGTGCAAGACGTTGAGGCTTGCGCGGCATATTTAAGGAGCAATAAGATATGAATGTAACGATATTTACTGAACTAACCACTGCTGATAAGTTAGCCGAAATTACAAAAGAGTCTGAAAATTATATCGGCCTGTATGTCGATATGAATATAGCAGAACAGCGCAAGTATGTTAAAGGGCAAGCTGAAGATATAAAGTCTATTAGAAAGGCTCTCAACACTTCACGGATCAAAAAGGTCAAAGATTACACGTTGCAAGTTAGCAATGAATTTAATGAGATTGATTCGATTCTAGCTAAAGCAAACGAACCTCTCACGTTATTAATAGATGATTTTGCGACAGAAAGAAAACGCATACTTGACTTGGCTAAAGAGAAAAAGCAGCAGGAAGAATTGCATATTCAGATTGGGCTAGACCACGAATTTGCTATCCTGTTAGATAAAAGTTATCTGGCTGATAAACTTGAGTATGAGAAAGGGCAGGCTGAACGTGACGAGGCCATAAGAGTTGAGGCAGCTAATCGCGCAACTCAAGCAGCCAAGAATACACAAGAGGCAACTGACAGAGCAATCGCGCTAGATGCGGCCAATCGACTGGCAAATAAAGAGCATGTAAGAGGCATTAATCGCGACATACTGACGGCTTTGCAAAACAATGGAGTGGGAGAGTTTGAGGCTAAGACGCTAATAACTTTAATTGCTCAAGGTAAGATCAACAACATCACTATTAACTATTAAGGAATAACATGAAGGACTGGTTTAAGGCCGATGCAATACCACAAACCCCAGTAATGTGTGCTGCTGATATATTTGAAAATAATATTAAAGCTGCTGGAGTTGGGTTTTCTTGCGAATGGTTTGGGCATGAGAGCGATGGCCATTTTGCAAAAGAAATCGTAAAAGCGCTATGCGAACGTGCTGAAATAAATAATCCATATACACTAAAGAACGGTGAATATGTGCTTCTTCAAGATTAAATATTAAGGAATAACAATGGCTAACAGAAACACACTAGCAAAGTCAAAGATAGGGGAATTTAAGTCTTACGTTGAGGGGTTAGGATACTTAGTTGATACTGAGAACTTACCTCCGTTTCAAGTCTTAAGATTTAAAATACCTAACCATCCGATGGCGATAATATTTAATGGTAAATCCCCAGTGCATTATTCAGCAAATGAAGCGGCTGTACCATTTGTAAATAAATTCATAAATTAACAATTAATTATTAAGGAATAACATGCATATAGTACACGGCGAATTAAGAAAGGCACCATACGTTAAATCAGGCGTAGGCAAAGATGGTCAATCAACACTGTTTATCGTTGAGTTGTCAGAAGTAATTAAGGACTATCGGACGAGCGAAAAAACATACACAAATTACAGCGCCATGTTGTTTGCATCTAGCCCCGAGCATATTGGTCACTACAATAAAACGCTGGTTGAAGGCAACTTTATTGTGTTGACGTCTGAAAAGCTGAAAATCGAGGTTAGCGAGTGCGGCAAATACACTAAGCTGATGATGGATAACGCAAGGCTTGAGGGTAGTGGGTATATTGCGCAACCACAAGGCGGATTCCAAGGGCAGCAGACGCAACAGCGACCACAAGGCCAATCAAACAGCCAAGGCTATCAGTCAAACGGCCAGCAATACGGGCAACAGCAACCACAACAGCAACCACAGCAAAAGCCGCAACAAGCGCAACAGAATCAAGGTTATCATCAGCCACCACAGAATCAAGCGCCGATGGCAGAGCCTAATTTTGATTTTGATGATGACTCGCAGCCTCCTTTTTAAATGTCATTTCGCAGAGCAGCCAGAACCGATGACAATCAACCCGAGGTGGTGGCATGTTTCCGCCGCCTTGGGTGGTACGTGCTTATTATTAGCCAGCTAAAGAACTGCTGTGACATCATGGTATCAAAATCAGGTGAAACTATAGCTATTGAAATTAAGGACGGTAGCAAGCCGCCTAGCGCTCGCAAACTGTCAGAAGGTGAGCAGAAATTTAAAGACAATTGGCTGGGTAGGTGGGAGTTAGTCGAATCTGTTGATGATGTAATTAAATTAAATGGTGAATTATGAAACATGATGAAGTAAACAATCCAAAGCACTATGATTTGTTTCCTGGTGAGCAGAGCATCGATCTAATTGAAAAGTGCTTAACGCCGGAAGAATTCAAAGGTTTTCTGAAAGGCAACTGCTTAAAATATCGCATCAGAGCAGGTAACAAAGGCGATTTAAAGCAAGACATTGACAAGGCTGATTGGTATCAATCTAGACTGTGGGCAGCGCATGAAGGCGATCACCACGAAGAGCATAATTAAATAAACTTAATGCTTTACACTCTAATTAAACGGGTGTAAGGTTAACTTAAGTTAATCAATTGCAGAGAATATAATGAGCTTACTAGCATTATCAACACTAATCACGTCAAAGTTAATAGGCGTTAACTTTAGAGTTGTTAATGCTAAAACATCTATTTACATAATGATTGAAGGCGTGAAAGTTAAGCAGATAAGGGTAAGCAACCACAACGGCCACAAATCAAAAAGAAATTGCCTTCAGTTTAGAACGGACGCAATGACAAGTGAAAAAAATGGCGTTTATAACATGTCAAGTATCAACAGACTTATTGAGCGCACCTTAAATTAATCAATTACAGAGGTTTTTATGCAGAATATAGCAGATAACATGCCAGTAGGCACAAACACAGAATGTCATGAAGATGCGCCAAACATAGCTGAAATGGTTGATGATATTTTAGTTAATGGGTTTTGTGAGAAATCAGGCTTAACGCTTGACGAGGTGCTAGACACGGCTGAAACAGATGTTGTTCAATACGTAGCAATACTCAAAAACTTAATAACTTTTCAGAGATGTACGGCTAGGGATTTAGCTGTCAAATACGTGCAGCAGCTAGCTCATAAAAAACTAGAAGAACTTTATAAAAAACTAGAAGAACTTTATAAATGATTGAATACAAAAGGTTGATACGTGAAGCGCTTGATCACGCAAAAGACAATGGCTTGAGAGTTTCAGATATAGCCAAATTATCAGGCGTTAGTCATGTGACGATTAGCTTTTGGCTTAACGGGAAAAGCGTTCCAACTATTTTAAATCTTGCTGCAGTCATAAACGCTTGCGGCAAACAGCTAAAATTGAGAATGATATGATTAAAAGTACAATGTGCAGATTATCAGATTTGACACAAGAACAGATTGATAGGCTTGTTGCTGTTATGCCGGGTGCTGGCTGCTTCGACTTTAATACTTTTGAGGGGTTTATAGGGTTTACATCCATTGGCACTTCTGGAACTTGGAAAATGGCGGATAATTCAACAATCGTAACATACACAGAAATGATGCAACTACTGGGAGTGGACATGAAAAAAGAAACAGCACAAGAGCAAATGAAAATCCTGCAGGCTGAAATGGATAAGATGCAGGCTATTATTGACAAGCCTACTGTAAAAGCTGGTCGGGTTATGCATGTCGATGATTTGGGTGATTTTTATTACCAAATATCTAATATTTGCAAGCCACAGCGTGTGGGTGTGATGCACCAGACTGCAAATTTACTAATTGAATACGTAAGTATGAGTCTGATTTTTCATGATGAACAGTCATGTAACGACTACATTGAATATCTAAAACTTGAACAAAAGCTTAGGATTGCTCAAGTTGCTGATGGTGGGGCAGGTACGAACACTACAATCCTTACAAAGAGCGGACGCCTTCACAATGAACCTCGCTCTTGTTACCACGAAAAGATATCTTTTAATACGCATAGCGCACGCAATGCATTCAGAACAGCTCACACAGATGAACAACTTAAATTATTAATTAGGGGTGTCTCATGAGCAGGTATAACACAGACTCAGTGTTTAGAGTTCATGCTAATATGAAAGAGTTGATACGGCTTTACTCTAAAGAGCATAAGAAAATTGAACAGCTTGCTATTATATTT